CTCGGAACTGTCTCCAGTTCGTCATGTGGTACCCTCGCCCTCCCGTGTCAGACTACTACCAGATTACTTCTCCCCACCTTGGAATATAAACCCAAGGGCATAGGGCCGCCAAGCCCAGAGAAGCGACATCTCCCTGATAGTCTTTTCCACGTCACAGAAGAACGCCTTCCCCAACGGTCTCCCACTGCTACTAGCTAGCAATAACGCTCAACCCGGTGAATTTGACGCACGAATCACTGACCAAATGACCCAATATTGGGGTAGCGGTCAGTGACTCTGCGGCAACGATAACCATGCCCTGAGTGGATCGGTCATTCTCATCGTCAGTGTGCCCATTTGTGATATTAACATCAAATTTTGGGCGACGCCGCGTGAGTGGAACGGAATAGGTAGCCTGCTCCCACGCATTAAAGAATTTAGCGTTCTTAATGGCCTTGACTGCTGCCAAGGCTTGCGTGTCGGTCAACGTGAGAAGAAGACTCATCTTCTCAGGGTTGTCGATGTATGCTATGTATATTTGCGATCCACCATCAGCCACACCAGGTGCAACCAAGGGTAGCCATCGCATTGTCAGAGATTCGTAAACGAACTCATTGTATAGCGTAGCAATACTCGAACCGACGGAGCCCATTGCTCCGGTGCTATCACAGTCCACAAAGAATAATTGTGCAGCAACATTGGCTGTGGCTGTGAGAGGCGTATGGACGGACCTAAAATTACCAAACTGTCCGTCAAACCTATTGTTCCGTTCCTTCATCCTGATCCTGGGCACTCGTATCGTCATCGGGTTGGCCTTACGCTTGCTATTAGCAGCACGACCGTTCCTCGTCTTCGTCATTGCAAAAGATCTCCTATATTTTCGACAAGTTGGCGCTTATCATCCCCCCAGACGCTTCTATCGAAGTAAGCTTCAAGTTCAAGCTGTGCGTCTGGGACTATGCCTGTAGCTTTCCAAAAGGAGTACCGCCCATACTCATCGGGCGTATCATAATGACACATAGCATTACGGCTGGAGAGTTTGTACCACTTGTAGTCACTGTCGAAGGATCCGCCATAGTTGCCTTTCTCACCGAAGCGTTTAAGCATCCTATAGAACGAGCCTATTACAGGGACGTCAGCACACGTCGCCAAACCGCAGTTGCCTATGTCATATAACCATCTTTTATACTCCTTCACACTGTGCCCTAAAGTGACGCACGTCACATCCTTGGTTAAGCAAGTTTTGACATTCCTTACCATACGCCAAACCCCGTTAGCAAACACGGGCTTGGTTTGGCAAAATTCCACTTGCTCGAACTCGGTAACGGGACTCTCGGTCACAATGTTAAAGCCAAACCCAAGAAAAAATTTCTTCAATCCTCTCAACTTGGGCAGATGCTCCTTCTCGAGCATCAACAGGCAATCGTCACCATTATTGACGAATTCAACAGGCACACCAAGAGTTGCAATATAGGCCTTTGACATTAAACACATTAGAATCTTATTTCCGAGCGATGTGTTCATGTCTCCAGACATTCTAGATCCCTTCTTGGTGTAACAAAAGTAGCCATCACTGGCGCGGGCATTGCCAACGTTGTAAATCTGCCACTCTAATAGTCGACGCAACTCAGGTGACTTGAAAATCAAGTCATACAATGAGTGCTCGAACCGTAGTGCATCGGCAGATACATGCTGGTCAAACCGGCTCGCGTCGAGGCCAACCACAGCAGGCTTACTAAACTTTTGGAACTTCGTGTACAAATGTTTAGCCTGTGTGAAGCTGTTGTATTCCGACATAATGGTGGGTCCGCCAAATAACTTGTCGATCTCCCTATAGATCCTATGCTCAACTGGCTTAAGATAACGACCAACTTCAACGTTGTAACGGGGATCACGTGGTTGAATCACCCGCGGTACAACGTTTGGTTTGATCGAGATGTTATGTTTCTCAGCCTTAACGAAGGTCTTCAGCCACGCGTCCTTGGGACGAACTGGAACAAGTTCCAGCCCGCACACCGCACGAGAATAAGTGGCATGACG